AATTAACTTATAAAATCAACATAAAAATAAAGTTGGCATATAAATATTGTCATTCTAAATAAAAATGTCTAAAAATAGTAACAGAATTCAAAAAAAAACTGTATCGATAATTACTATTTCTCAATTAAGTAGATTTGATTGTTTATTAAATCTATATGAGTTAATTAAGTTACAAACATATACAAATATTACTGAATGGGTTATAGTTGAAGGTTCTAACAATAAAGAAGACGGCGAAAAAAATAAAGAAAATATAAATACGTTACTTAAAATGCATTCCAAATTATCAGAAATGAATCCAATGTGTATACATTCTGACATCAAAATTGTATATATAGAATATACAGGATTACTATTAAGTGACTTAAGAAATCTAGGAAATAATAAATGTTCCGGAAAAATTATTGTATGTATGGATGATGATGATTATTATCCACAAGAAAGAGTTAGTCACGCGGTAGCATCTTTAAAAAACACGCGCTGTTTAATAGCAGGATGTTCTGATATATATATGTATGAATATTTTATGGGTAAATTATACAAATTTAAAAGTTTTCATCCATATCATTCAACAAATAATTGTATGGCATTTAAAAGAGAATATTTACGTAAGCATAAACACGCAGAAGGTTTAAAATACGCAGAAGAAACAAGTTTTACTAATAATTTTACTGAACCAATGGTTCAATTAGATTCGCAAAAATGCGTTATAGTATCAAGTCATAATATGAATACTTTTAGTAAACGAAAATTTTGTCTGGATAGTAGTAATGGTATTTATCCTTATTTATATGAAGTGAATAGTCATCCAATCACGACTTATATACCTTCTGAAATATTTAAAAGAATGAAAAATATTTTTTATAAAGAATAAAGAGAAAATGTATAACTAAAACCAACTTTTAAATTCCAATTCTCTATCTGTATTATTAGCCATTACTGGGTGAGCAATTGGTACTGCAAGTGTACTAACATCATTAATATATTTCATATATCCTTGTGCTTCACTGTAAACTTGTTGTATACAATAATTTAAGACAATTTTATTCAATTGTTCAATTTGTTTAGAAATATTATTTGTTTGATTTGCAGAGTGTTGTAAATAAACACTTCGCATTATTATTTTAAGAGATTCGCAATCTTGTAGACCAATAACATACTGACCATTGGAGTGATGATAAACACCTGCTCTTATACCATTTTGTATTATTTGAATATTTTGTTGAGAGAAAAAAGTGTCTGACAATTGTGTAGATACCCATAATCCTTCAGTAGCATTCCTAAATGTAGCACATTGATTTGCTGGTATTTTATCATACATTTCAAATAAAGCTGAAGTATTAGGTGTTTTAATATTTATACGTCCATTATATATTTTGTTCATTTATATTACTCAAATAGAAAAAATTATATATATTTATTCTATATATGGCAAGTTTTAATTCAATAGTAATCACTATTGCTACAATAATTATAGCTATAATAATTATTGGCTTTGTTTTCAGATATGTTACAGCTAAAGAGTTACCTGGTTTTCAAAAAATAGTACTAACTGCTGCTATTATTATTTTAATTATAGCTTTAATAATTATTGGAATTCTTCTTAGTTATTACAAAGCTAAAGAACAGTGGCCACCAATTGTTGCAGGTTGTCCTGATTATTGGACAATCGATGGTTCATCTAATTTATCGAGATGTACTAATATTCAAGATTTAGGAAGTTGTCAACCACAATCTGGACATAAACATTTAGTGATGGATTTTTCGGGACCTGCATTTTCAGGTGCAAATGGTACGTGTGCAAAATATGCGTGGGCTAAAAAATGTAATGTTACGTGGGATGGAATTACTTATGGTGTAAATAACCCTTGTAGTAGTTCTTAACAAAATTTTAAATTATTAAATTTGTTGATATCAATATCAATATCAACAAATAATATATAAACATCTTATATATATATTTTAATGGCTCAAATAAATAATGATATTGTGAATAGTAAAAAGAAAAAAGAGGATGAATTATTAATTAAAATAATATTGTTACCTGATTGTTTAATTAATATTATAACAGAATTTATTCCAAAAATAGTTTTTGTTTTCACTAATAGAGATAATTATTCTTTATATCATTCACTTATTAAAAAATATATATATAATTATGAAAATTATATAAGAGATACAATTCGTCGCGATAATGAATTTGTATTTGAAAAAATAATAGAGGAAAATTATAAGCGTTGGTATTTGATTAAAAATTATAAATATAAAAATTTGAATTTTAAAAATTATTTATACTTTGTTCTATATTATTGTGTTGAAAATGATTCAAATAATTGCAGAAACGTGCTAAACTATTTTTGTAGTCAACATGGTTTATGTAAAAATCTATATAAAAAGAATGTTGTTCAATATATAAGATGGAGGAATTAAATATAAATAAAATTCTTAATAGAGAAGATAAAGCATTAAATATAAAGGATATACTTGGTGCTTTTGAGCAAAATAAAAACAATATGCTTTTTAAAAAAGGAATATATGTCTATGGTGATCCTGGCACTGGTAAAACTACATTTGTTACTAATATTTTAAAAGAAATGGGTTATGACATTATTAAATATGACGCAGGAGATATACGTAATACATCTGTTATTGAAGATATAACAAAACATAATATGTCTGACAAGAATATTATGAGTTTATTTAATAAAACTATTCGAAAAATTGCAATTATAATGGATGAAATTGATGGAATGAATAATGGTGATAAAGGTGGAATAAATACATTAATCAAATTAATAAGACCTAAAAAAACCAAAAAACAAAAATTAGAAGAAGTAACCATTAATCCAATTATATGTATAGGAAATTATCGTGTAGATAAAAAAATTAAAGAGTTGATGAAGGTTTGTAATACAATTGAACTTAAAACGCCTACACCTCTTCAAATGGAACAAATCGTACAAAAAATATTACCAATATTAGATTCCAAGATTAAAAATAGTATGATTAACTTTGTTCAAGGAGACTTAAGAAAATTAAACAATATTTATTCCATCTATAAAAACAAAAAAGATATATTTAACAATGAAAATATTGAAAATATATTTCAAAGCAAATCATATAATGATGATACAAAAAAAATTACAAATAAGCTTATTAATAATTACTATCCAATGAATGAACATACAAATATAATGAATGAAACTGACCGCACTAGTGTTGGATTATTGTGGCACGAAAATATAATTGATGTTATAGATAAAATGGATAAAAAAACATCCATTCCTTTTTATATAAATCAACTTGACAATATTTGTTTTGCTGATTATATAGATAGAATAACATTTCAAAAACAAATTTGGCAATTCAATGAAATGAGTTCACTCATTAAAACATTTCAAAATAATAAAAAATACCATCAAGAAATACAAAAAAAACAAAAATATTCTCCAACTGAAGTTAGATTTACAAAGGTATTAACAAAATATTCAACAGAGTATAATAATTCATTATTTATTCAAAAATTATGTCAAAAATTAGCAATGGATAAAAAAGACTTATTTGGTTTTTTTATTGATATTAAAAATAAATACGACGATAATCAAATAACAAATCTTTTTGAAAATTATGAAATTGGAAAATTAGATATAAATCGAATTTATAGATATCTAGAAAAATATACAAAGGAAAACGCTGCTGGTACTGCGGATAAAGAAGTTGAATGTGAAGATGAAGAAGAACACGATGATATTTAATTTTCTTCTTCTTCTTCTTCATATAATTCTTGTTGACGATAATATTCCTCTAATTCTTTCTCTTGATAATAATCCGTTATTTTTTCTTCTTTACTATCACTATAATAACCATTTTTATATTTTATATTTAAGTCTTTGTCTCCCACACAATTTATATCTACATCTTTCATATAAGTATTCCATATACTTTTTTCTTTAGGATACTTAGAAACATTTGTACCAAATATATTAGTCGTAATACAATTTTCAGCCTCATAAGGCAACCCTTTGTCTGTGAGATGACCAAATAAACCTAGTCCTCGTTCTAACTCGTGAATTTCTGCACACTTTGTACAATATCCAATAATAACTCCTTTAAAAATAGCCTTACGACAGTAACCACAAGTAATTGGTCCAGTAATTCTATCTCTTTCACTATCATCATCATAATATAATCTTTCATCAACAATCCATTTATCCGGAAAATTTTCATCAAAGGGGATATTAACTAATTTTCCCGAAATTTCAACTCGTTTGAACTTACCGTGGGAGCCTTGATAATGATGAAACTTTACAGATGGTAAATAAATGGTAGTACCAATAAAAGACATGATTATAGATTATAGATTATAAATTTAAAATACAATTAACAAGAATAATTATTTCAATTTTTTTATTAATATAATAATATATAGTAATAAGAATGGAATTTATGTATGATGAACCTCCACAAAAAAAAAATATAGCAGACGAAATAAATAGTTTGAAAAATGATATACAAGAAGACGTTGATAATATAATAAAATATAAGATTAATACAAGGGACCAGAATAGGAATAATCAAGAAGATCTTGAGCTATATCTAGATATGATAGAAACCTCTGAAGAACGAATAAATAAAAACACTGAACTATTAAAAACAAAAATAAATGAATTAATAAACCATCCATTAAATACAATACATCCATCTAGAGAAAGACCACCTTCACAATCAGGAGGAACAAAAAAAAATCGCCGAAAAAATAAAAGAAAAAATAAAAGAAAAAGAACGATGCGACGTTAAATTTTATATATTATTTATAATTAATAAATTAATATATAAAATGGGAGTTTCACTTCGTAGTAAATGAAAAAAGGTGTGAAATAAATCAGAAATCAAAACCACTATCTTTCATTAAACCACCAGCTTTTAAGTTTGATTGTTTTATATTATAATTATCAAAATTAGTATTAATTATATCTAATTTCGTATTTGTAGATATTTTTTCATTTTGTAATATATCTAATATACGTTTTTTATTATATAATAATACTAATTTTACTAATTCA